CCGGCAGCGGTGCGGGGTGGCGTGTCACAGACGTCAGCAGACGGTGATGCGGACGTGAAAATGCTCATGGCCATGCCATGAAGTCAGTGCTGACCATCAATATGAGGTTTTAACAAAATGGTGACGAAAACCATCACTGAACAGCGTGCGGAAGTACGTATTTTTGCCGGTAATGATCCGGCTCATACCGCCACAGGCAGCAGCGGGATTTCTTCCGCAACACCGGCTCTGACGCCCCTGATGCTGGATGAAGCCACCGGGAAACTGGTGGTCTGGGATGGACAGAAAGCCGGTAGTGCGGTTGGCATACTGGTACTGCCGCTTGAAGGCACAGAGACAGCGCTGACGTATTACAAGTCGGGAACCTTTGCGACGGAGGCAATCCACTGGCCTGAAAGTGTGGATGAACACAAAAAGGCAAATGCCTTTGCCGGCACAGCCCTGAGTCACGCGGCTCTGCCGTAACACGTTATCAGGCCACCATGGTGGCCTGACTGATTTCTGAATGAAAGGAACTGATTTATGGGATTGTTTACGACCCGCCAGTTACTCGGTTATACCGAACAAAAAGTTAAATTCCGTGCGCTATTTCTGGAGCTGTTTTTCCGCCGTACGGTGAATTTCCACACCGAAGAGGTGATGCTGGACAAAATTACCGGAAAAACGCCGGTGGCGGCCTATGTCTCCCCGATCGTTGAAGGAAAAGTGCTGCGCCATCGTGGTGGTGAAACCCGCGTGTTGCGTCCGGGCTACGTCAAGCCGAAACACGAATTTAATTACCAGCAGGCGGTTGAGCGCCTTCCTGGTGAAGATCCATCTCAACTGAATGATCCGGCTTACCGCCGTCTGCGTATCATTACCGATAACCTCAAACAGGAAGAGCACGCCATTGTCCAGGTGGAAGAAATGCAGGCGGTAAATGCTGTGTTGTATGGCAAATACACCATGGAAGGAGACCAGTTCGAGAAAATTGAGGTCGATTTTGGCAGGTCGACGAAGAATAACATCACTCAGGGTAGTGGTAAGGAGTGGTCAAAACAGGATCGTGACACGTTCGATCCTACACATGATATTGACCTCTACTGCGACCAGGCCAGCGGTCTTGTGAATATTGCCATTATGGACGGTACCGGCTGGCGTCTTCTGAATGGTTTTAAGCTGTTCCGCGAAAAACTGGATACCCGTCGCGGTTCAAATTCTCAACTCGAAACGGCAGTGAAAGATCTGGGCGCAGTGGTGTCCTTCAAGGGGTATTACGGCGATCTGGCCATTGTGGTGGCGAAAACGTCTTATATAGCAGAAGACGGTATCGAAAAACGTTATCTTCCAGATGGCATGCTGGTTCTGGGGAATACTGCTGCAGATGGGATCCGTTGTTACGGTGCCATTCAGGATGCTCAGGCGTTGTCCGAAGGTGTGGTGGCCTCTTCCCGTTATCCGAAACACTGGCTGACGGTAGGGGATCCCGCCCGTGAATTTACCATGACGCAGTCCGCGCCGCTGATGGTGTTGCCGGACCCGGATGAGTTTGTGGTGGTACAGGTGAAATAATCCGTGAGCGGGGGCGAAATGCCCCCGTGTCTTTTTTCACAGGGGGCTGATATGGCAACGAAAGAGCAAAATCTGAAACGGCTTGATGAACTGGCCCTGATTCTGGGGCGTGAGCCGGATATATCCGGGAGTGCCGCAGAGATAGCGCAGCGGGTGGCAGAATGGGAAGAGGAAATGCAGTCATCCGGCGATGATGTACAGGTTATGAATATGGATATCCGGGAGCGGGAAACCGCGGCTCATGATGTTCGTGAGGAAACATCCGGCGCGTTAACGCGCATCAGAGTTCTGACCTGCCTCCATCTCTGTGGCGTTGATGGTGAAACGGGGGAATCCGTTGAGCTTGCGGATGTTGGTCGGGTGATTCTGATTATGTCCTCAGATGCAAAAACACACGTTGATGGTGGAATGGCTGTTTATGCGTGATTTTCAGAATGCCTTTGATGCCGCCCTTGCCGGGGTGGACAGTACGATTGTTGAAGTGATGGGGATCCGTGCGCAGTTCACCTCCGGAGCACAACGTGGCGGCGAAGTTCAGGGGGTTTTTGACGATCCGGAGTCGCTGGGTTTTGCCGGTGGCGGGGTCCGTATTGAAGGAAGCAGCCCGTCATTATTTGTGCGGACGGATACGGTGCGTGCCGTGCGGCGTGGTGACACGCTGACCATTAACGGCGAGATGTTCTGGGTGGATCGTGTTTCTCCGGATGACGGGGGAAGCTGTTATCTCTGGCTCAACCGTGGGCAACCACCCGCTGTTAACCGGCGACGATAAACGCAGGGGGAAATTATGGCGATAAAAGGGCTTGATCAGGCGATTGATAATCTGAGCCGGGTTCGTAAAAACGCCATTCCGGCGGCTTCAGCAATGACGATTAACCGCGTGGCCACAACGGCGATTAATCAGTCTTCATCACAGGTTGCCCGGGAGACAAAGGTACGCCGGAAACTGGTTAAGGAACGGTCCAGACTGAAACGGGCGACGGTCAGAAATCCGAACGCAAAAATTATCGTTAACCGCGGTGATCTTCCAGTGATTAAGCTGGGGATCAGGATGCTGGGCCGTCGTCCGAACAGCATACTTAAAGCCGGTCAGCATCGGTATCAGCGGGCATTCATTCAGCGATTAAAAAACGGTCGCTGGCATGTCATGCAGCGTGTGGCCGGGAAAAACCGTTACCCTATTGATGTGGTGAAAATCCCGATGGCGGCCCCACTGAAACAGGCGTTTGATGAGAATGTTGACCGTATCCGGCGTGAACGCCTGCCCGGAGAACTGGCATCCGCGCTGAAACAACAACTGAGGATTGCGATAAAACGATGAAACACACTGATATCCGTGCTGCAGTGCTGGATGCACTCGAGCAGCATGAACACGGGGCGACGCTGTTTGATGGTCGCCCCGTTGTTTTTGACGAAGAGGATTTTCCTGCGATCGCGGTTTATCTGACGGATGCAGAGTATACCGGTGAAGAGCTGGATGCAGATACCTGGCGGGCCACACTGCATATTGAGGTGTTTTTACCGGCACAGGTACCGGATTCAGAGCTTGATCAGTGGATGGAAAGCCGGATTTATCCGGCGATGACTGCGATCCCGGCACTGGCAGGACTGATTACCACGATGGTTACGCAGGGCTATGAGTATCGTCGTGATGACGATATGGCGTTATGGAGCTCTGCGGATCTGACTTATTCCATTACATACGAGATGTGAGGACGATATGGCAACACCAAATCCCCTGGAGCCGGTAAAAGGTGCCGGTACCACTCTGTGGGTTTACAACGGCAAGGGTGATGCTTATGCAAACCCGTTGTCAGACGCTGACTGGCAGCGACTGGCTAAGGTGAAGGATCTGACGCCGGGCGAGATGACGGCAGAATCCTACGATGATAACTACCTGGATGATGAAGACGCAGACTGGACCGCGACCGGGCAGGGGCAGAAATCTGCAGGTGATACCAGTTTTACGCTGGCCTGGAAACCGGGAGAGGAAGGTCAGAAAGGGCTTATAGGCTGGTTTGAAAGCGGCGATGTCCGGGCCTATAAAATCCGTTTTCCGAATGGCACGGTGGATGTGTTTCGTGGCTGGGTCAGCAGTATCGGTAAGGCCGTGACGGCGAAAGAAGTGATCACCCGCACGGTGAAAGTCACTAACGTGGGTAAACCTTCTGTAGCGGAAGAACGCAGCAAAATTACGCCGGTCAGTGCGATTAAGGTGACGCCGACATCCGGTACGGTGGCAAAAGGGAAAACAACCACCCTGACCGTTACTGTGGAACCGGAAAATGCAACGGATAAGACATTCAGGGCGATTTCCGCCGATCCATCAAAAGCCACCATTAGCGTGAAAGATATGACGATTACTGTGACGGGGGTTAAGGATGGAAAAGTCAGCATCCCTGTGATTTCCGGTAATGGTCAGTTTGCTGCGGTGGCTGAAATTACCGTTAATAATGTGCCGGGTAGCTAAAGAGCTGAGAGATAAGCGATGTTCCTGAAAACAGAACAATTTGAATATAACGGTGTATCCGTCACGCTTTCTGAGCTGTCTGCGCTGCAGCGTATTGAGCATCTTGCCCTCCTGAAACGGCGGGCAGAAGAGGCTGAAGCCAGCGGCAACCTGCAGGTGAGTGTGGAAGATCTTGTCAGAACCGGCGCGTTTCTGGTGGCGATGTCCCTGTGGCATAACCATCCACAGAAAACGCAGTCACCGTCAATGAATGAGGCCGTGATGAAGATAGAGCAGGAAGTGCTCACCACCTGGCCTGCTGATGCCATTGCCCGGGCGGAAGACGTGGTGTTGCGTCTGTCCGGGATGATCGAAGCTGTTCGTCCGGATACTGATATTACTGAAGTGGCGAAAAATAACACGCTGACTGATGATGATTTTTCTGCGGGAAAGTCTTCGACGGTGAGCTGAACTTTGCCCTCAGACTGGCGCGTGAGATGGGGAGACCCGACTGGCGCGCCATGCTTGCCGGGATGACATCCACCGAATATGCCGACTGGCACCGTTTTTACCGCACGCATTATTTTCAGGATACCCAGCTGGATATGCATTTTTCCGGGCTGACGTACGCTGTACTCAGCCTGTTTTTTTGCGATCCGGATATGCATCCCTCTGATTTCAGTCTGCTTGTCCCCCGGCATGAGGAAGAGCAGGTGGAGAGGCCGGATGAGGACAAAATGCTGATGCAGAAAGCGGCAGGACTTGCCGGAGGCGTCCGGTTCGGTGGGGACGGAGGGGGCGATATTTTATCGTCTGCGGATGTGGCGGATGTCATGGTGGATGATGCCGCATTAATGATGGCTTCAGCGGGGATTCCGGGAGGTGTGAGATATGTCCCAGCCGGTTGGTGATCTTGTTATTGACCTGAGTCTGGATGCGGTCCGTTTCGATGAGCAGATGAGCCGGGTAAGGCGTCATTTTTCAGGTCTGGATACTGACGCCAGAAAAACCGCAACTGTCGTTGAGCAGGGGCTGAGCCACCAGGCGCTGGCTGCACAAAAAGCAGGGATTTCCGTCGGGCAGTATAAAGCGGCCATGCGAACCCTGCCCGCACAGTTTACGGATATCGCCACGCAGCTTGCCGGTGGTCAGAATCCCTGGCTGATCCTGCTGCAACAGGGCGGTCAGGTGAAGGACTCCTTCGGCGGGATGATCCCCATGTTCAGGGGGCTTGCCGGTGCGATCACCCTGCCGATGG